GTTAGTTGGAGAGCCTAGATCAACATCATTGTCTGTCGTAGGTATAATGGCTCCGTCAACAACAGAGAGCTGCTTAACAGAAGTACTAGATACATTGATAGAAATATCAACGCTATTATCTGAAACGTTTGTCTCAACCTTATTAAGACCACTGGCATCCGATATAAGAGGAACCAATGCTCCTTCACCAGAAGAACCATCGTGGGTATGCCCGCCATTAGTATCAAAGGCATCTCTAAGTTGGTTCAATTCATTGTTGATTGGCGCTGCTCTAACTACAGCGGTTGGAACAATATCAGCTGCTGATTGTCTTACGTATCCTGTCAAAATCTTTCTCCTTATCGCCGGTCATTTACAGCGTAGTTCAACACAAAACCTTGAATTGTGTGGCTTGCATTTGTGTCGTTCGTAACGTACTTAAAAGCAACAGAGTATCCTGAGCCTGAAAAGTTTGTCTTTTCAAGAGGGGATGGGTTACCATCATACACAGCAGCAGCGTCATATAATACTTCGTTGTAATATGCTGCTGCACCAAATGTAGAAATTTCATAGTTTTCTGGATTATACACTTTGACACTATCTTCAAAGTCATACGAAACAGAAAACACAATTGTAGATGAACCTTCACTTCTCAAGAACGTTGTGATGTTATAAAAGTTTTTACGAATCGTGGGGTCATTAAAGTAATAGTGTGGAGTTTGGTACACACTAAGAATAGGAGAACCATCGAAGGATGTCCCAGATTCCTGACGCATTACTTTACCTTCGGAATCACCGTGGATAATAATCTCATCAATTCCTACATACCCACTGTCAGCACAAGTGACAGATATGTCATATAGCTGACTGAACTCCATCGACATTCCTCGATCTGGTGAATTCCTCAAGCCTCCAAGAACACCGTAAATTAAATTATCAGGTGAAAGCAATCTAAACTGTGACTTCTTTCTAAGAACAACAGTAGATAAAGACTCTGGGTTAATATCGCCAGCAACAATATCAGTAAAAATAGACGCAACCGTGTACTGAATATCTTTTGAAATTGTTTCTAGCTGAACGTCCCCGATCTTTGAGGTACCTGCAACAGGACGGAAACCATCTGGACCTAAGAATATAATATCACCAGCTAGTTCTACTACACTATCGGGAACAATGCAACCTAAATTATGCGTAACTTCTTCTAAAATAAAATCAGCAAGGCTGTTTCCAGCTAAGCGTTTAATCTCATTCTTACCGAAAATGTAAAGTATGTCACGGAATTGCTTTATTTGTACAATCTCGAAGCCAACATTAATTACGCCAGCTCCATTTGCAGGGGAGAAATCAAACTCAGAATAAGGCGCTGAGAAATATAGACTAGATGGCTCAGCAGGATCAGCTGCTAAAAATAAATGGTTCTTGAATGTATCTACATATTTAGGAGCTGACGGGGCTTGAGGATGTGTGATTTGAGTATAACTGACGCCATCATAAATAGCAGCAGGATTGACACCATCAAAAATCGCCATCTTTGAAGAAGTCCAGTTGTATCTAAACATACGGACTTTGACGACACCACTCATTGTGATAGAGGAGGGTGTAGATACTACATCCCAGCTCAATAAAGAATCATTCCACTTATATAGATAATCAGTACCTGTTGCAGGCGCTCTGGCTGCGAAAATATTATCATCAATACCTTCAGCAACACACACACCTAGCACTTTACCTGTGCCCGGAACAGTCCCATAGTAATTAGAATACCCACTAATTCTTCTATATCCACCGTTAATAGATGGTTCATAATTAATAAGCTGCGTTGCTGATCCAGCACTAACTTCACTTTGTGATAATAAATCACGGTTAGTGTTTAGACCACCCGCACAAGTAACTTTGTAGGCTAAAATATTATCAGCCATTAAACTACCCTAGAAAATGTGGTGCGGTTATTAACGATCACAGTGGAAGAAACAGACAAAGGATCATCAAGTAGTAGCCTACGCATCATCTTAATACCTTCGCTAAATTTATCACGGTGAATAGCAGCACTTTGTTCATTAGATCTAAACGTCATCATGTACATCATTGCACCATCAATGATAATATGTTTAAATCTATCAGGGATGACAGGAACATCTGTACTCAAAACTAGATCAGGAGCATAGCTCCAGTATTTGTATTCAATCTCGTAAGCAGCATTAGGGATTGGGCTTACACCAAACTTCATCTCTTGAGTTTGATATACTCTGGCAGGACTGTCATAGCCTGTAGTGCCGCCTACTTCTTCGTTGGCTCTATGCTGTGTAAGATATTTATCGTAAGTGATAACAGGAAGAGCAGCAGGTCGATTACCTGCAGAAGTAAGCTGCTTTAAATAAAAGCTGTTCCAATCTACAGAAGAGGCGTCAGCAGGCAGATCATAGACGTTTACACCAGCGGTGAGGGTCTGTGTATGTGTGACGATAGCAAAAGGCCACTCTTGTGCCGATTGCATAATTTCTCTAATAGAAGAGTTAATTGCATCTTTTGCTAAGGACTGAATATTCCTAGCTCCAGCAAACTCAGTTACATCCAAATTAACTTCATTAATTCTTCTTAGCAGTTCGTTGGTTAAAGTGATGTAGGTTGCCATGATATTCTAGTAAAAATAAAAGGGAAGACCCCACGAAGGAGCCTTCCCAGTTCGCTTAGGCTACGTTGTAGGCAGCGGTAATGATGCCTTCAGGACGAAGGATCTTACGACCGTACAAGTGCATACCACGGACGATGTCAGCAAAGCTGTCGGGATCACGGTAAGACTCAGTCTTGGTGATCTGTTCAGCAGTTGCAACAGCGCTCTGATGACCAGCAACGATCACGCCGAAGTCAGTAGTTTGCTCAGCAGTACCAGCAGTGCCAGCGCCGCCACCGATTTGGGGCAGGTTGTTAGACACGTAGATCTTGAAACCGTGGAGGTTGTTCAAAATCAAACCGTTCTGCAAACCAGAACCACCAAAGTCAGCGTTCAACAAACGGCTGTCTTCGTCTTTCAACATCTCAACAAAGATGGGATCGACAACCAACCAGCGGCCTGTGGTGTCCACAAACTGTTGGTCCAACTTACGAGCCATACGTGCGATCATCATCAAAGGTGACACAGTGGTCGTAGGCAGGGTGGTTGCACCGGGCAGACGGGGAGCCAAAGGAATAGAGCCACCAGTAGAGGCGCTAGTCAAGTTGGTGAAGTCTTCACGATGCAGCTTGTTAGCCGCCAACAATTCGTCAGCATCAGCAGCTGTGTTAGCCTTAGTACCAGCAGGAGCGGTACGGGCGGTATCAGCAACAGTGCCTTTGGCTGACTGCTTGTAGCCAGACATATAGCCAAGAACGTCTTGGTCGTAGTTGTCACGCAGGCGATAACCAGCACGTTCGGTAGACAAAGACATCCAGTTCACGTGTGAGTGAGCGGCTTCAATGTCGTCAACCTTGAATGCAAAGTAGTTACCTTGGTCAACAACCAAAGTGAAGTCAGCATCGTTGATGTCATCAGCAGTGATAGTCGTACCACGGTTGTATGCCTTAACTGCGATTTCAGGTTCTTTGATAATACGAACGCTGTCACCGTAGTTGGCGATCTCACCGAAGTAGTCGTTGTTGGTGATGGCTTCTACGATAGAAGACTTACGGAAAGCAAGCTGAACTTGCTTGGAATAAATAACAGGGCTGAAGTTGCCGTTTGGCAAGTTAGTGTAGCCCGCAGCGGATGGGAAAGCCATTATATATCTCCTTGATGTTAGGCTTAATTCACTGAAATACCTACCTAGGGCCTCACTCTTTTAGGTGGTTAATACGGAAAGTTCTAGATGCTTTCTGCATTAACGGCTAAAGGTATAGGGTTGTCTCGTAGCCTATCGACAGTGATACATGGGACATTTCTGTCCGATTTGGGTTAGGCGTAAAGGTGTGTCTCTAGAAGACGGCTTCGTTGCCTAGGGTGTGGGGAGAAGAGGATTCTTCAGCCCCACGTAAGTTATACAGAAGTATTTAATTTCTGTCAACTATTTTTTAACGTGCGTTACCACTTAAGTCGTACACAAACTTACCTGTGCGGATAGCGGTGGTGATTTCTTCTTGACGTTTAGCATACTCGTCCATTGACATCTTCTCCACCTGACTCTCGTAGATAACACCCTCAGTGCTTGATGCTGTAGGGGTAGACCGTGATCCACGCCCGATAGCTGAAGCTACATCTTTTTCAGAAGTCTTCTTAGCAGTCTTAATGCCTTTATCTGACTTATACAAATCAATAGCTCTAGCTGCAGCTTTCGCATCTGTATCATTCTCATACAATGCCTGCTGTACCCAATTAGGCTGCTCAGCAACCCACTCGTGAAACTCATCTTCATCACGGATATCTCCAAAGTCTGGGTGCAGGCGCATCAGTTCAACTTCTGCCTTTTCTCTGGCATTGTTTCGTTCAGCCTCGTCAATCTTCTTGAGGCGGTCTTCAATACCAGTGGCTTGCTCTTTTGCTTTCTTGATTGCAATTGTCTCTACAATCTTATAGACATCAGGGTATTCTGACGCCCAAGCATTCAATTCTTCTTCTGACTTAGGCAGCTTGATTTCTTTCTGTGCTGTCTTAGTTAGTTGTTCTTTCAAGTCATCAATCTGCTTTTGCAGATCGTCTTGAAGCTTTTGGCTATGGCGGCGTAAGTCCCCGTAGCGTTTCTTGAAGGTACGTTCTTCAGAACTCTCTGGTTCTTTATCATCTTCCTCTTCTTTAGGAGGGGTTTCTCTTCCTTCGGTCAGAGCTTTAATCTCTTCCTCGGTTTGTCTAATTCGTTCTTCACTGGCATTGCGGCGACCAAAAGCAACCACAGGCTTTGCAACGGGTACAATAACTTCACTCATAATTTTCCTTTAAGTTGGGGCTAACTGTAGCAATACGGCGTATTGGGAATTAGGTAGCCATTGACGGTGGGTTGTTGTTAAGTATTGGTCAGCCCACCACTGATCCCAATATTTGTATTATATCTTAATAACCTTTTAGTTTACCAACTATGTAACACATTGGTTCAAAGATTGCTCTGATAATTCTACCTGTTGTGTCTCTCTTCTTACCCCGCATCTCAGCCCTCAAGTCCATAGAACGGTGACGAGTGCCCCACTCTAAGACCTTACGAACTACTGTGTTAAGCTTGCCATCGCCTTGTTTAAAGCCATAGTCAACCAACGGCAGGAACAACGTGTGGTAACCCACCTCATGTGCTTTGGTTAAGTGCTGGTCAGCATACTTAATCCAGATAGCATTACGGAATGAGCCGAAGCCATATGCGTGATTCAT